TCGCGATCCTGATGCAGGACGAGATGGACAAGTGGCCGCCGTGGTCGGGCAAGGAAGCGGACCCTTGCGAGTTGTCGCGCGAGCGGACCCGCCGGTTCCAGAACCGGAAGATCGGCAAGTCGTCGACGCCGACGTATGAGCAGAACTACATCTGGCGCGAGCTGCAGAACTCGACGAACCAGAAGTATAACGTGCCCTGCCCGCACTGCGGCAAGTTCCAGGAGCTTGTGTTCGGCGATCGCGACACGTCGTCGGCCGGGATCAAATGGCCGGAAAGCGCAGGGCCGAACGAGATCATCGACCGACGTCTCGCGTTCTACCGGTGCCGATCGTGCAATGGCGAGATCCGGGATCATCACAAGCTGCGGATGCTGGCGGATGGTATTTGGGTTCCGAAGGGTATGGAGATCCGGTCCGGCCATCTGCACGGGCGGAAGCCGTACAGGCGGCTGCAGGGTTATCACATGTGGGCTGCATACTCGCCGTTCCTGACCTTCTCGGAGATCGCGGCCAAGTTCCTGCAGTCGACCAACAAGGCGCAGTCGCTGATGAACTTCACGAACTCGTGGCTGGCGCTGCCCTGGAAAGAGAGTCTGGACACGTTCACTGATAAGACGATCACAACCCGTCAGAAGGATTATGATCGAGGCGAGGTGCCGGCGGACGTCGAGGTCATCACGGCCGGCGTCGACGTGCAGCTCGATCATTTCTGGTTTACGATCCGCGGATGGGGCACGCGCGAGCGGTCGTGGCTGATCAGGTCCGGTACCGTCTTCTCCTGGGCTGAAGTCAAGAAGATACTTGCCGCGCCGTACAAGACGGCGGCCGGTCGAGTTCACAAGGTTCAGCGAGCGCTGATCGATTCAGCGTACAGGACCGACGAGACGTACAAGTTCTGTCGAGCGATGCATCCGGTGACGCTGCCATCGAAAGGCGCCGAAGGGATGGCGATCACGAAGCCGGTGCAGCTGAGTCGGCCGCGCGCCGGCGTCCTCCTGGTGCGGTTCGCTGCGAACTATTGGAAGGACAAGCTGGCGCGGTACATCAAGACTGAGGACGGAGAAACGGGCGAGTGGAGCGTACACCGGAACATCGACCTTGCGTACAGGCAACACATGATCTCGGAGCGGCGCGTATTCAAACGCCAGGGTACGCGCCGGATCCCGACCTGGGAGCCGGTCCGGGAACATGAACCTAATCACTTATGGGATACGGAGGTGCTAAACACCGTTGCGGCGGATACACTTGGTGTTGAGTTCTTGGAAGAACGATTGAAGAGTGAAAGGGAAGCGTCGCAGCAGCAGATGCAGGCGCAGCCGCAGCAAGAGGAGGACAGAGACGATGACTGGCTCGAACAAGAAAAGGGATGGCTTGAAGGGAGTTCGGGATGGCTGAACGAGTGAAGAAGAAGAAACATGCTCGACTTGTCCGATACGGCAGCGTCCCCTGTCCGTCGTGTTCTTCGTTCAGGACGAGGACCTGCCGAACCGTCAACGGCATCTTCTGTATCCGATATCACAGGTGCAACGCCTGCGGGAACAGATTCAAGTCCGTCGGGCAATAGGTCGCTTTCTAATTAGTTAGAAAGCGCGACCTTCCTACCTCTTTGCTGGCCGGCATCCTGTCGGCATGGCCATCGATATCGACACCATCAAAGCCGAGATCGAAGAGACGCTAAAGAAGCAGGCTGGCAGCGGCCTGCAGCGTTATTCTGTGGGCGACGCTAGCTTCGACCTCATGAGCCCAGCAGAGCTGCTAGAGCTTCACAGTAAGCTGACCCGCCGAGACAATTCATCGCCAGCCGTCAACAAGGCAGACTTCGAGGACTTCTGATGCCGAAGTTGTTGGAACGGTTCGTCGAGTCCATCTCGCCGTCATGGGCCGCGCGCCGCGAACAGAGCCGGACCAGGCTCGGGCTGATGCGGTCGATCCAAAACCTGAACGGCAATGAAGAGTTCAAAGGGTACCGCGGCGCAAAGCGGGAACGGCCGTACACGAACTGGCTGCCGGACACAGCGTCGCCGGACGAGGACATCCTGCCGGACCTCGACGATATGCGCGGTCGGTCGCGCGACCTGATTCGGAACGACCCGCATGCCGCCGGCCTGGTCGAAGTCTGGACGTCGAATGTCATCGGTAACGGCCTGACGCCGCAGAGCCGGATCGACCGCGAGATGATCGGCCTGACCGAAGAACAGGCGACACGGTTCGAGCGCGGCGCAGAGCGCGCCTGGCGTCGGTTCGCGCGGCAGTCTGACTACACCGGCCAGATGTCGGAGGTCGAGCGACAAGCGCTGACCTTCCGCCAGATCTTCGAGAACGGAGATGTCTTCCTGCTGCCGCGCAGGATGAACGATCCGCGCCGGCCGTATTCCGTCGCGATCGAGGTCATCGAGGCCGACCGCGTCACGACACCGTTTAGCAAAATGAGCCGGACGGAATACCGCGAGGGCGTCGAGGTCGACCAGTCGACCGGCGCGCCGATTGCGTACTGGATCAAGAAGACACATCCAGGCGGATCGTCCGGGCAGGTCAACGACTTCGTCCGGATCCCGGCGACCGGCCAGCAAGGACGGAGGCAGGTCTTTCATCTGTATCGTGTTCTGCGGCCGGGACAGAGTCGCGGTGTACCGTGGCTGGCGCCGGCACTGGGGACGTTCAAAGACATCTCGCAGTATTTCAAGGCCGAGCTGATTGCGGCGAAGGTCGCTGCCTGTCAGGGCGTTTTTGTCACGACTGACGATCCGCTGGGCGACGCGCTGAAGGCGCGCAGCAACACATCCAAACCGGACGAGACCGTGTCGCCTGGCTTACTGCGGTACCTCGAACCAGGGCAGAGTGTCCAGGACTTCTCGCCGAACAGGCCGAATCCAGAGTTTGATCCGTTCATCCTGCGAGCACTGCGCAGCGCCGGTGCCTCGATCCAGACGCCGTACGAGCTGACCAGTCAGGACTTCAGCCAGACGACGTACACAAGCGGTCGGATGGCGCTGACGGAGATTCGGCGCAACTTCCGCGGATTCCATCGCTGGTTCGCGCAGAAAGCGGTGCAGCCGTTTTACGACCTGGTCATCGAGGAGGCGGTACTGAAGGGCGACATCGAGGCGCCGCGATTCTTCGAGAATCAGGAAGAGTATCTGCGCGTCAATTGGGTCGGCACTGGCTGGACGTGGGTCGACCCGCAACGCGAGGTTGCGGCGACCATCGACTCGATCAACAACTGTATGTCGACGATCGCCGACGAGCTGGCCGCACGCGGCCTGGATTGGGAAGACGTGATGGAACAACGAGCGCGCGAGGTCAGGCGGCTCGAAGAGCTTGGACTGGACGAGATCGTCCTGAAACGAAAAGTCACTTCGGAGGCTGTAGCTGATGACGACGAAGAATAAGGCCAAGAAGAAAACGGCGACGCCGGCGACGACAGCGAAGGCGACGACGAAGGCGAAGAGTAATCTGCCGCCAGCGGCGACGGCTCGTGATGATGGTCGCAGGCTAAACGATCTCGCCTTCCGTTTCAGGGAATCCGCCGATGTCGAGTTTGCCGGCGCTGAGTCAGGCAATGCGTCGCTTGGCAGATTCAAGATGACCGCGATGACCGGCAAGCCGTTCAAACATCCGTTTTGGGGCAACTTCGCCTTAGACCTCGAAACGTTGGAATTCAAGGATTCGATTCCGACCCTGCGCGAACATCTGCGCGAGCGAGTCGTCGGGTTCACGAACAGCGTCGACGTCAGTCCAAGAAAAGGCATCAAGGTCGAAGGCGTCTTTTCTCAGTCGACGCAAGACGGAGCCGAGGTCGAGGCGACGCTGAAAGAGGGTTTCCCATGGGAAGCGTCGGTCGCCGTTCCGCCGAAGCGTATCGAGTTTGTCGAAGACGGACACGAGGTCAAAGTCAACGGACACAAGCTGCGAGGTCCTGGAACAATATTTCGTGATGCGGCGCTACGGGAAGTGTCGTTCGTTTCTCTCGGGGCGGACCCGGGAACGAAGGTGGCAAGTTTTTCTGCACCGACAGAAGGACAGATCATCGACAGTTTTACTTCTTCGGAGGAAGAAGACATGTCAAAACCTGCAGACGTCCAGACGGACGACAACGTGGAGTCGCAGCAGACTCCGGAACCCAACAAGTTTACCGAAGCCGACAAAGAGGAGATCCGCAGCGAGGCCATCAAGGTCGAACGTGAACGCATCTCTGCGATCAACTCAGCGAGCTTCGCCGGGCAGGATGAGATCGTCAAGAAAGCGATCGATGAGAACTGGCCGGTTGACAAAGCGTGCCTCGCGTTCATCGAGGACGAGAAGGGCAAGAACAAGAAGCGACTCGAGGAATTCCAGAAGGACGAGATTCCAGCGACCGGTTCCAGCGACGGCAGCGACGAGCCGGCCTTCGATCCGGACAAGCAGAAGTTCGACGAGAAGTCGTTCGGCGATTATTGGGATAACGATGCCGAGGACGATCTCAAGTCGGCCTTCTTCGGCGACAAGGCGTCGTTCATCGCGTATTACCGGAACCGCACCGACTATCCTGGAAAGTGATCGAGACCATCTCGGGGCGGTAAACGTCAACGTCATTCAGTTCAATTCGGAGGAATAACAGAAAATGGCACTGAGCAAAAACGAGCCTTTCGCTTTCAAGGAAGGCGAGTACAACGACCTTCCCGTTCTCGCGTCGACGCGAGTCTACGAAGGCGCTGTCGTGTCAGTCACGGCGGCAGGCTTCGCAAAGGGATTCGCCGGGACGGATACGATCTTCGGCGGGATCGCGCAGGCCGAGGCAAACAACAGCGCCGGCGCCAGCGGCGACATCAACGTACAGGTCCGCCGCGGTCAGTTCTACGGCGTCGTGACGTTGTCCAGCGCAGCGGATGCTGACGCCGGCGATGCCATCTACGCTTCCGCTGACGACACGTTCACGAAGACATCGACGTCGAATCTCGAGGTCGGGAAGATTGTCCAAGTCATGGCAACCGACAAGGTCCTCGTGCAGTTCAACACCGGGCTGTGATCGCATAACGGATCCGGCCCTTTTCGTCAACGACTTACAGACCGATCTTCGGAACCTTTTTAATCGCTTGCGGAGGGCGTTCTAATGCCTGCAGGAATCACACTGAAGGGAGTCGTCGGGCGGTTTTACGCTCGGCTCGAAGCCGTATCTGCCGCGTCGTGGCAGGACGGCGTTTCTATGTTCTTCCCGTCGACTGCGTCGCAGGAAGAATACAAATGGCTCGGTCAGTCGCCGAAGGTCCGCGAATGGATTGGTGGGCGAGAAGCGAAGGGTCTGCGCGAAGGCGGCGTGATCGTCAAGAACAAACGATTCGAGGCGACGCTTCCGATCGACGTCGACGAGCTGCGCCAGGATCAGACCAGCCAGCTGACGGTCAGGGTCGACGATCTCGCCGGTCGTGTTCAAGAACATTGGCACAGGCTGCTGTCGACGCTGATCGAAACGCCTGGCAACTCGTACGATGGGGTCGCCTACTTCGGGGCAACACACGTCGAGGGCGAGTCCGGCACGCAGCGCAACATCTTCACGGCGAGCGAGATCACGCAGCTGGATGTCACGACCGCGAATAACCCGACGGTCGCCGAACTCGAAGCTGCGCTGCCGAAAGTCGTCGAGAAGTTCTTCGGACTGAAGGACGACCAGGGTGAGCCGATGAACGACAGCGCGCGGTCGTTCCTCGTCATGGTTCCAACGAATATGTGGGCAGCCGCTGCCGGCGCCCTGAACCTGCCGCTGATCAATGACGGCGCAGGCGCGACTCGGAACAATCTGCTTGTCAGTCTCGGAGGTTATGACTTCCAGCTGGCTGTCAATCCTCGCCTGACGGCAGACACCGTTTTTTATACCTTCCGAACGGATGCAGCGACGAAGGCATTCATTCGCCAGGAAGAGTTCTTCGAGACTGCGGAAGCCGACGAGACGTTCCAAAACAATCGTCGGCTGTTCGGTGTCAAGACGCTGCGGAATGTCGGCACCGGTTTCTGGCAGTATGCGTTGAAGTCGACGCTGAGCTAGGCAACGGTTTCCCTCGTTGAAGGCTGGAGCGTCGCGCGGGGCGCTCCAGCCTGTTTGAAAAGATGTCATTCGCAGAACTCGTAAAACATCACGTGAAGCAGGCGACCAGCGGACCAGGCGGCGAGCAGATCGAATACCGATCTAGTCCAGGTTCGTTTGTCGCCGTCTATTCGATGTGGGTCACACGAGATCCAATCGACATCGAGGGGAATCAATTACAGCGAACGGTCGAGATAACGATCTCGAAATCCGACGTTGAACGCGTTGCGCTTGGCCAGGACCAGGTCCGCCTGAACTCAAGGGATGCTGATCAGCCAAGCACTATCTACACGGTCGACACAATCCAGGTCGAGACGCAGGGACACTGGCGCCTGCGCTGCAGTTACTGATGGTCATCGAGATCGTAGTAAAGAACTACAGGGAAATTCGGCGTTTGTTGCAACGTGCGCCGGACCGTTTCGCTGCAGCCTTCAACACAGCAGCGCGTCGGGCCTTGAGTAAGTACCGCGGGTTCCATCGAAAGAATCGGATGTCGAGACGTGGCAACGAACCCGTTGGAGTCTTCGCGACGAAGAAAGGCCAGGGCATCAAACAGGATAGATGGTTTCCTGTTTGGAAACTTGGCAACACGCTGAACACTGCCGGTGCCGAGATCCGCGTCAAGAACCTCGTGATCAAGCAACTGGAATTTGGCGCCGTTCGTTCTGGTCGCGGATCGATGGCCGTCCCTTTCTCCAAGCATCAACTGAGGGGCAAGGCCAAGAAGTCGTTGCTGAAAAAGCTGAAGTCCGGGTCGAAGAAAGTCTTCGTCGTGAAGACGAAAAGCGGCCGGAAGTTCATCGTCGAACGCAGGCCGGGTAGCAGGTTCGGATTCCGGCCAGGAACAAACAGAGTGAAACGAAGTGAACGATGGGAGTTCTTGTTTCACTTTCAACGGAAGGTACGGATTGGGAAACGTCTGCAGTTTGCGAAGCTGTTCCGTGACAGGTACAGGGCGGCAGTAATGAAAGAGCTGCAGCGGCAACTGAACCGCGAGATTGTCAGGATGAACAGCCGGCGAGCTGCTTAGTCCGATGCCGAATACACCGATCAGCGAGTTACTGATGCAGAAGCTGGTCAACCGGCTGGACCGGATCCAGGGCGGCGTTGACTACTTCAACACGCTGGCCGTTGCGGTGCAGCGGTACACGCATACATGGGACAAAGAAGAACACGTCGTCGTGAGCCTGGCCGAAACGCCGGGTATCATCCTGCGGACTTTGCTCGGCGGATCCACCGGTGCCGAGTCTGGCATTCACCAGAACTCGATGACGGTAGAGATCACTTTCTACTTCCGCGGGAACAGCGCCGGCGATACCGAGATTCACCAGGCAAGGCACGACGTCGAGAAAGCGGTTTTTACCGACCTGTCGGGGAATCCCGATGAACACTTCGACAGCAACGTAAAGACGTGGGAATGGGGATGGGAAACGTTCGACCTTGAGGCGCAGATGCCGATTGACGGCCTGAAAGCGAACCTGTCCGTCGTCTTCGACACAGCGATCGGCGATCCGGCCGCTGCAGCTTAGGAGCTTGTAACATGGCAGACAACTTCACCACTAGGATCCAGCAGGTCGCCCTAAAGCAAGAGGCGACGCCGGGCACGGCCGAAACGCTGACCGCTGCGGACGCCAAGATCCGGCCTTATGCAGACGCGGAGCAGACGCCTGACTTCAACCGGTTCACCAACGACGAGGTGTCCGACGACCTGGGCGAGGCTCCTGACTTCGTGTCGGGGAAGAAGGGGTCAATCTCGGTCGGTGCAACCATCGTCGGGTCCGGCGCGGTCGGCACGGC